GCTAGAAAGCAAAAAAGAGAAGAAATAAAAAACTTATTTATTAAGCATTTTGGTAAAAGAAATGAAAACAAGTGAGAGTATATGGTGGGGCTTTGCCCTTGCCACAGTGTCTATTTTGGCGGTAGCAGCATGGAAAATCTCGGGTTTTTTACAGTTTATCGGAAAACATGCAATTATCTTATTTAATCGAAACAGGGTTTTATCGACAATAGCGATTATCTGTTTTTGGTGTCTTGTTTTATTTTACTCAACAATCGGGAATTAACATGAATTTATTAATAATCAAGATGGGATAAGACTGCAAAAATGGCTAAAGATGCAGCTGACGCACTACTAAAAGAGCTAGAGAAATGAGCAAACCAGCATCCGAGAAGCTAACCGACTTATTAAACGACACAGGCGTCCGTATCGTCCACTACGAAGAGTTAAGAATGATGTTAGAGCGATTGCGTGACGAACTTAGAAAAGACGAGGTAGAGGCTCACAGGAGCTTACAGGCTGATGATGAGTTGCAAGGTGTAATAGGCTGCTTAATCAAGAAATCAAATCCGTTAACTGGAAGGAAAGAAAATGAATCTCACTGACCAAGCGCTAGCTATAAAAATTGCAGCATTGTTAGGCTTAGACGCTTATTTTTATGTAGATGAAAACAACAACAAAAGATTGGCCACTATGAAGCATGACGACTTTGACCCATGCAACAACTGGTCAGATTTAATGCCTTTGGTGGAGGAATATTGCCTAAAATGTCAGACCTTTAATAGACATTCCAGCAATAAAGGTGTTCATCAGTTAGTAAGAATGGTATCAAAAGATAATAGTGAGTCGTTTGTAACAAATGCAAAAACCCTGCAACGCGCACTAGCAGAATGCCTATACAAAGTACTACAAGCTAAAGCGGAGAAAGAATAATGTCTACCAAATACAAGTCCGGTGACGAGGTTCCGTTAGATGCTTTAATAAACAGGTTAGAGGAATTATCAGACCAGATAACAAAAGGAAACTTAAGTCAATTTTGCATGAGAGTTCCCGCAGAAGTTGACTATTGCCCTGACTTAGTGATGAGTACGGCTGCAACCAGACTGAAAGAGCTAGAAAAAAGACCATCAAGCTATTATCAAGCCTTGCGAGCAGTCACGCATTTTCAGGGAGAATACATGGAGCAAGATGTGGCCAAGCTATGGGAAAGGGCTGTCGGTAAAGCTAAAGGCGAGTTATCAATCAAAGAGGATAAACAACAATGAGTAAGGAGAAAAACAACATCCATCAAATAGGTAATGTTGGTTTATCGCCTAAAAGATCAACTGTTTATGGTTGCGCTCACGGTACGATAATAGTTCATGAGCACACTAGAAGTCTAGAATGTGACGGATGCGGAAAGATAATGGACGCCTTCGATTATATGTATAAATGGGCTAATAAACAACAAAACATAGTCTGGAGAAATCAAACGTTAGATAGCCAAATAAGAGACAAGGAAAAAAGGTTGTCGGATTTACATAGGCAAGAGACGAATATTAAGGCGCGAATTAGAGCAGCTAAAAACAAGCTAACCGAAATCTACAACCACAGTTTAAAGCATAAGGGGTAATGTAATGAGTAACACCTATGACATAGTTAAAACCGAAGACCTTACCAAAAAACAGATGCGTCAAGCTGCTGAATATTGCAACGGCAAACCTAAAAAGGTTATACATAGTACAGCATGTAAAAATGTGTCTTTTGTACTGAACAAAGAGAAGTGGATACCAATGCCAAGCGAGCTAACCGCGGAGAATGGGGCTAAAGCGCTGTTGATTGGTGAGTTCCATGAAAGCATACCCGTCCAGTGTCCTGATTGCGATGGAGCGTTTGAAGATATTCGCGACGATGAAATATGCGAAACATGTGGAGGTGCTGGAGATATTCCGCAAGATGTGCCGGTAAGCTGGACCACAATCAAAGAAATATACGCAATGGCAGTTAAGCATTTGCAAAAGGAAGAGGAGGGGGTAAAATAGTAAGGGCTTTTATGCCTTTCAGAAAACATAAGCCTGTTTAATAGAGTGATTTAGTGGTAGTTGAGTTGCACCCGGATACACAGAGTAATTATTCATTGTGTAAGGATTTGCAAGTAATGCCAAGGCTATGCGTAAACTCAACCTAACTTGTCTAAATCGCTCTCCTAAGCAGGTTTACAGTGTTTAATAGAATACATGTAGTATCAAGCGTTGTTGTGTGGGACCTACGCAACAGAAACCTTCCAGGGTAACGCCGTAAAAGCCGGAATAAGGTTCTTAAACACTTATTATCAGTCATTACGACATTTTATATTCTGTCCACACAAATAAAATTGAATACTGCACGCTTTAAGTTGTTGATTATTTATACTATGCAGTATATATTTAGCGCAGACCAACTATAAGGATTAAATATGGAAACTGTAACAGATTTGCTAAACAGCATACATTTTCATCAAAACCAGTCTGAGCTTTCTAGATCGCTAAAAATTAGTCGAAACACGCTTAGAAAATACATGGCGGATCTTGAGGGCGAATACCATCAAATAAGAATGGTTAATGGTGTTTGGCAGCTATTGGTATCAACCAGAAATAATAATCAGACTTGCTAATGTTAATTACTAATTGGAGTGCTTGGCAGACCTTTAGAAAAGACCGCGGCACTCCTCCGTGGATCAAAGTTTACCGCAATTTATTATCCAACGAGCAATGGGTCGAGCTAACTGATTCTGAAAAAGGTCAGCTAGTTTCAATGTGGTTACTTGCTGCTGACAAAAACGGCGAAATTCCAGACAGTCCAAAGATGATCCAGCGAATGGCCATGCTAGATAAGCAACCAAATATCAATAAATTCATAGAGTTAGGGTTCTTGACAACCACATGCCAACCACATGACAACCAAGAAATAAATCCATGTCCGCAACTTGACGCACCAGAGGAGAGTAGAGTAGAGACAGAGGAGAGTAAAAAGATAATAGCTCACGATTTGGATTTTACTTATTTAACTATGTCTGAATCAGAAGTGCTCGAGGTTTCTAGGATAAGGAAAAAAAATAAAGGCGGCGTTATCACGCAAAGAGTCATTAATGGCCTAGCTAAAGAATTTTGTGCAGCAAGAAAGCTAGGCCTAACTAATGACCAAATACTAACTGAGTGGGAATTAAGAGGCTGGAAATCATTTAAGGCGGAATGGATAAAATCAAACTTTAATAAAAACGAGCCAAGCTTTGATGACTCGAGCACTGGTTGGGCCGCTAAATTGGCAGATAGGACTTTCTAATGACTAAATCACTAATAAACGAATTCGACAAAGAAATATCAGAATCTAGCATGGTTTTAGAGAGCGCGGATATTATTAACCAAATCTTTAAGGCTTTAAAGTTAACCTTTCCAGCATGGCGGCAAAACTTCAAGACCGAGAAAGAATATCTCGAGACTAAGGAGTTATGGCTCGAGACTTTAATTGACGAAAAAATCACAACACAAGAGAAAATCAATTTAGGGTTAAAGGGCGCTAGAAGCCACAGCAGCCCGTTTTTTCCATCAATTGGCCAGTTTATTAAATGGTCGCAAAAAGAGAAACCTCGAGTCAATGAGCAGGCGTATCGACCATACAAACCAAAGATTGCAGCTCACACTCAAGAAGAATACAAAGAATTTGCAAAAGACGGATTAGCGAAATTACGTAAGAATCATGATTTTTAACAGCTCAAAAGATGGGCTAAAAATTTAATTTAACAACAACTAATAGGTGATATATGAGAATTTCATACATGCAAGCAATAATAGATGGTCAGACTTTGGCGTTGCAAAAAGAAAGAAGCGCAACGCAGATGACCTTGGGCGACCTAATTAAATTTCTAGAATCCGCCGATTCCCCAAAAGAAATAAAAGGGCTTGGTGATCTTGATAGTTATCGTGGTTATTATAGCGATTTAGCTTTTGAGCCAGCTGTTGAAACAAAAACAGCAACAGAGCTTCTAGAGCAGTGCAAGTCAGCTATGGGAAAAATCTTTCAAGGATATAAGGGTGGCGATTATGTTATGGGCGAGACAACGCCTTTATGGTTAGCTAATTACGGGAGTTGTGGCCCAAGGATTGTGTCTATTGGTGATGATGGTGTTATTCGCACCGCCCAAGAGGATGATTGACCAATCTAGAAAAAGGGGATCAACACAAGGTCTAGTGACCGTTATATTTAAATCTTGGAGAATAGAGTGAAAGAAAGCTCGCTATCAAACAATTTTCCATTGTCGCACGAGGCTTGTGATGCTTTCTGGCAATACTGGGAAGAGAATGGGGAAACCCATAAACACGGTTATTATGAGTCAACATGGGGCGCTATTAAAGCTTATCTTGAAAGGGCCGAAACAACCAAAGATCAAAGGGTGCTAACAAAATGAGTGCGGTAGGTTTATTAAATATGGTTAACGCTATGATATTACTTCCAGATAAACCACTTAAGGGTGATTTTATCGCGTTAGATTGGGGAGGCGACCACCCTAGCGACTTTACAGGTAAAGATGATCAAGTAATTAGCTGGTTTTACTCTCAAGTTATCGGCGTCGACGGTAATAACTATCAAGTTAGTTATGATGATGGTTCTAGATGGTACGAGTTTAAAGAATTTGGAACGCCGAAACCATCTAAAGACGGCCTAACGTCAGTATATCCAGCATTACCGCCTATTTAACCAACCAATAAACCAAGAGAGGAAACAAAAATGAGTATAGAATTTAAAGCTTGGGAAAAGATACCGAGAGGCCAGCACGAAGAAATAACAATCACTGAAAAATAGATGGCGATTGGATAGATTTAGAAGACTTAATTTAACAATTCAAGTTGAGGTTATTTCTTGGTACGACTCAAACAGATAGGAGTGAAGGAGGATGAAAGCTACAGATAAAAATAAAATAGTGATATTGTTAAAGGATGCTAGTGACTTAATAGCCAAACAAAATGAATTTATAAAAAACTCAATCCCCATTAGTAAGCTAGAAGAGTTGATAGCTTTAGATAAGTTATTAACACCGCACGACCTCCAAAAACTAATCGATGAGACGAAGGAGTTCTGCAATCATGGATAACCTAATAAAAACAATCCTCTTCCTGTTCTTTCTAGGTTTCTTCTTAACTTTGCTTTCTGCGTTAAAGCCTTGGTGGAACGAAACAACCGGACAAGCTGCAATAGACGAGCAATTAAAGGCTGATGTTGAAGCGTGCGCACCATACAAGCCGCATAGAATGCCAGTTACAAAGGTTTTAATGTGCGAGAAAGCAACTTTAGTTAAGCCAGGCAAATAGAAATGATTGAATTATTAAATATAAATTGCATGACTTACATGAAAACGCTAGAAGATAACGCTTTTGATTTAGCTATTGTCGATCCGCCTTATGGCCTCGGTATGGCTAAAGAGCGACCAAGAAAAGACGGCAGATTTGCGATGAATAGACCGAGGGATTGGGATAATGCAATACCCAACCAAGAATACTTTAATGAGCTTGAAAGGGTTAGCGTTAATCGCATTATATGGGGTGGTAATTATTTCCCACTACCACCGACGCAATGCTTTATTTTCTGGCATAAGCAAAATCCAGTCCCTAATTTTTCAGACGGGGAATTAGCATGGACATCATTCAAGCAACCGGCTAAGTGTTTTAGTTTTAAGTATTATGGAAATTTGCAAGGCTGCACTAGTGCAGAGAAGAAAATACATATACCTCAAAAGCCTATAGAGTTGTACGACTGGCTATTGGCTAACTTTGCGACTGCTGGCGACAGAGTGCTGGATACCCATCTTGGCAGCGGTTCAAGCGCTATAGCAGCCTATTACGGGGGTTTTGACTTTGTGGGGTGTGAATTAGATAAGGATTATTTTGAAGCTGGCAAAGCTAGATTTAACGACCAGACACGCCAAAAGGCCATGTTTTGATCGACCACTTCAAAGAAAACAAACAAGCTTGGCATAACTATCTATTTAAAGATATCAGATACCAACATGCAAGAAGCTGGTGTGACAGCTTACCAACAAACAGAAGGCGCGGATTTGTTAAAGCGGTTAACCAGGTTAATGATAGAGAGGTGTTATGAGGGTTATTTTGGCCTGCGAAGAGTCTCAAGCTGTTTGTAAGGAGTTTAGGCGAAGAGGCCATGAAGCTTATAGCTGTGATATCCAGGATTGCAGCGGCGGGAAGCCTTGGTGGCACATTAAAGGCGATGTATTAGAAATAATAAACGATAACTGGGATATGATGATAGCCTTTCCCCCTTGCACAGATTTAGCGGTTAGTGGCGCAGCATGGTTTGAAAAAAAGATAAAAGACGGTAGGCAGCAAGCCTCAATCGACTTCTTTATGAAATTAGTTAATGCGCCTATTCCAAAAATAGCCATGGAAAACCCAATAGGGATAATGAGTAACCTATATAGAAAGCCCGACCAAATCATTCACCCTTACTACTTTGGTGATCCAGAACCTAAAGCAACCTGTTTATGGTTAAAGAATCTACCCAAACTAGAACACTTCCCCCAATCAGATATGTTTAACGAAAAAACATGGGTAGAGCCAGAATATATTATTTCAAGTGATGGCAAGAAGTATAGCCGGATACACTGGTTAGGTGGTGGCAGTGGAAAAGAGCGATCAAAATTCTATCCTGGAATTAGTAAAGCCATGGCCGATCAATGGGGGTAAGCTGTTATAACTCCCTTTTATAAGCCTTAGCTACTAATTCAGCGATAATGTCTTTTTTACGCCAAATTAAATTATTATCAGCATACCGTTTTCTTGATATCTCGTTTAGTTGTTTATTGGTCGGCACTTCTAATTTTATATTTCCTGGGTTGCTCATATTCACTCCGATTAAATAAGTTTAAAATATACTTGTAATAAGTTTAAAATATACTTGTAATATGTTTCAAAGATAGTATATTAGATTCAAGCTAGAAAGTTAAGTAATTAATAAGAGGAAAGGAAAATGAGAAAGCTCGATAAATTCCAACAGTTTGTTAAAGATGGTGAGTATCAGCCAAATCTATCAATTACTAAGGCACAAGAGTTTTTAAAATTACTTACCGGCGATTTGGATGAAGGCTACGAACATATAAAAAGTGATTTATGTGGAATGGTAGATACTGGTGATTTTATTGATGCGTATGCAGTAGATGAATGCATGGAGGATGTTATTAATAAACACGTTAAAATCAAGATAAACGCTTGTATAGAAGAGGCTCTCGAAGAAATAGAAGATATCGAAGCGGTCAACGCAATGGAAGTGGAGCCAGAAGATTGTATGGATATTCACCACAGACAGTCGGAGCTAAATCAATGAATAAGTACAAGTTTAACGGAAAAGAAAAAATTGTTGCAGGTATTACCTTAAGGCAGATAGTTTGCGTTACAGCGTTTTTATCTGTTTCAGTGGGTGATGTTGGTGGGTGGTTAGAATCTGAGAGTAATTTAAGTCAGTCTGGCAATGCTTGGGTGTCTGGCAATGCTCGGGTGTCTGGCAATGCTTGGGTGTATGGCAATGCTCTGGTGTCTGGCAATGCTCTGGTGTCTGGCAATGTTCTGGTGTATGGCAATGCTTGGGTGTATGGCAATGCTCGGGTGTCTGGCAATGCTCGGGTGTCTGGCAATGTTCTGGTGTCTGGCAATGCTTGGGTGTATGGCAATGCTTGGGTGTATGGCAATGCTTGGGTGTCTGGCAATGCTTGGGTGTCTGGCAATGCTCGGGTGTCTGGCAATGCTAAAGCTACCTCAAAAGTATTAACGATAAGTTCAAACCACTACCATGTAACAATCACGGATAACCATATTAAAATAGGCTGTAAACAGCTAACAATAAAACAGTGGTCTAAAATAAGTAGAAAGAAGCTAATAGAAATGGATGGAGAGGTGTCTGCTGATTTATGGGAAAAGTCAAAAGATTTTATATTGATGCTGGCTGAGGATAGGTAAATGAATAGACAAAAGAAGGCAGAATACAACCGAGCGGCTTGGAGGCTAGTAAAAATCTCATTTATCATTTGCTTGGCGTTTACGTTTATGTCTGTTGATTCAATATTGGATGGGTTTGGGTTATGAGTGTTATTGATGAAGTGGTAGAGAGAAATAAAAATAACCATAAAAATATGGAATTATGGGATTCAGTCAAGGAGACAAACCCCAAATGGACAAAGCCAGGATTAAATAATCTAACCTCTATCAATGGTATGTATTGCGCCATGAGAGCTACAGAGGTTTTTGGTCCGTGTGGGTTGGGGTGGGGTTGGGATATATTAGAAGAACGATATGATGAAGGCGCGCTTCTTAAATATTCTACAAGCATCAATAAAAAAATAGTTGACTTTGAGCATAACATAATTACACACACCATAAAAATTAAGCTCTGGTATAGGTTGGGCGACCAAAAGGGAGAAATACCTCATTTTGGCCATACCCCATTTGTTATGAAGTCAAGATGGGGGCCGTACCAAGACGATGAGGCTCCTAAAAAATCACTAACAGACGCGATTAAAAAGTGTTTATCAATGCTTGGTATTGGTGCTGATATTCATTTGGGGCAGTTCGACGACATCACCTATAAACAGGAACTTGAATTAAAGTCTCAACAAGAAGAAGAAAAGGAGCAGGAAGATAAAGAAAAAACGATAAAAGACAATCTATCCCGTTACATGGTTGATGCCAGAAAAACGTATGAAGCGGCAACAACCGTACCAGCGGTTAACGGGCTTTATAAATCAGACGTTTCGCATATTAGGCGCGAGTGCAAAAAACTTAATATCGAATCTCAACCTATGGTAGACGCTTTAACTGAATCAGCAACCAACCGAAAAGGAAAATTAGCATGAGTCAAATAACAGAATATTCATTCGTCGTAGAGGCTCTAAACGAGCTATCCACTCAATATAAAGACGTGCCTGACGCAAATACCAAAGAAGGATACAAAGCATGCAAGGTTGGAGCTAAGGCGGTTGGCAAATACAGAATAGCCCTAGAGGCCAAGCGAAAAGAAATAAAAGGCCCAGCCCTTGAGAAATGCCGAGCGATCGACGATGAGGCAAAACGCATTCAAATAGCGATAGCAAAAATAGAAGATCCGTTAAAACTGGCCTATAAGTCAATCGATGCAGAAAATAAACGGATTGAAGAGGGAAGGGTTGCTAAGATTTTGGCAATGATCGACGGAATGACTGTTTTTATTGATATGGCTAGAACTGGAACATCTGAAACAATCTCTGAATGGATTGAACAGGTTGAAGAAATTGATTGTTCGGACAAGGCGACTTTTGCAGAGTTTTCAAGAGACGCCGCTTTAGAAAGAAATCGTGTTCTAGATGCTTTACAGGTTGAGCTTAGAAGAGTTATTCAGCAGGAAGCTGACGACAAGCAGCGCAAAGAGCAAGAGGAAGAGCTTGATGAGTTGAGAAAAATTAAAGCTGAACAGGAAGAAAAGCAGCGAAAAACAGATGAACAGCAAAGAGAAATCGATCACCAAAAAGAACTCCAAGAGCAAGAGAAACAAGCTAAAATCGACGAAAAAGAAGCAGAGTTAAATAGATTAGCAAAGTTAAAGAGTAATAAAAAACACGTTTCTATGATTTGTGGACAAGCCAAGAAAGCGTTAATCAACATCGAAGGCATAAACAATGAGCTTGCTAAATTAATCGTTCAAACGATTGCAAAGAATGAGATAACAAACGTCACAATTAATTATTAACTGGAGAGCAATAAATGAAAGCTCTAACCATTAAAAAGAATATCAAACAAAAAGTAGATGATTGGATCGATTCAATTTCTGATGAGCATTTGCAGAACCTCTGCCGTAAAAATACAATCGTCACCGGCGGCTGTATCGCTTCAATGTTTCTCCAAGAGCCTGTAAACGACTATGATATTTACTTTGCTAATTTCGAGACTGCAAGAGCGGTAGCGGATTATTATGCAAGCGAATTAAACAGCACTGGTTCAGCGGCCTACGTTGAGGTGAAGACCGAAGGCGACAGGGTAGAGTTTTACGTAACGTCTGATGGTGTTGCAGAGGATAATGGTGACGAGGGTGAGAAAAAGCCCTACAGAGCAGTGTTTATATCGCCTAATGCTGTAACTTTAAGCGATAAAATTCAGTTAATTATTCGCTTTCACGGCGACCCCGAAGAAATACATAAGAACTATGACTTTGTTCATGCAACAAACTATTGGACGCGTGATGCAGGACTTGTAACGAACGCGAAAGCATTAGAAAGCATCTTAGCTAAAGAATTGCAGTACCAAGGAAGCTTGTACCCTTTAGCGTCGATATTTAGAACTAGAAAATTCCTACAAAGAAACTGGACTTGTCACCTTGGCAACTATATTAAGATGGCGCTACAGTTGAATGAGATGGATTTGTTTGATCCGAATATTTTAAGGGAGCAACTGGTTGGCGTTGACATGGCTTACATGGGCACCGTGATGAACGCAATATCAGACAAGCAACACCTCGACCCAAGCTTTAAATTTGACGCTTCATACTTGTGTGAAGTTGTTGATCGAATGATGAATTTCGAAGAGCGAGAAACTATTTAACTATTAAGGTAAAGCAAAATGAACGATGAAAGTAAGCGGTATATACTCAATCAAGCTAAGAGACTTTGCTCGCGTCAATCTCTAACCTTTGAAGAGATGTTGCTATCCCTTGAGCTTGCTCACGGATTAGGGGTGAGGCAACAAATTGAAGTAGAGATTGATCGCACAAATCATCTTATGGAAATAACAAAAAGATAAAAATCAGCAAGGTTAAATGATTCTCTCGTATTTGCTTAAATAACACATCAACAAGAGGATAAGATAATGATAGCGCAGGGGTAACGCCCTAGAGATTGACAGCCTCCCACGCGCCCCTTAATTGGGGTTTCTTGGTGCAAGCATCTTTGTGATTTGCTTGTGAGGGAGTGGTGTCCCAATGCCGTGAAAGTCGGTTTGTTAGCGGGTGACGCGCTTAATCGGTCTGTTTTTTATGTGCGGTGAAGTTGGTAGCTTAATGAATCACCACCGGTCTTCACGCGGTGGAAAGCGACAGATTAATAACCTGGATTATGCTGGTGAAATTCCGGCCCAGCTTCGCCGACATATATATTTAGTAAACAATCTTACAAAAAGGTAAAACATTATGGGCGACAAAAAGAAAACCACATACAAAGGGTTTAATAAGGACCTAACGTGTCGAGAGTTTAAATATCAAGAAGGAGAAAAAAGCCACGCCAGCAATACCGGCGATTATTCAGCAGCCAGCAATACCGGCAATCATTCGATTGCTATGGCTTCTGGTAAAGATTCAAAAGCAAAAGCCGTTGTTGGTAGCGCAATAGTATTAGTTTATCGCGATAAATATTTTAAATTAATACATATCAAGTCAGCAATAATCGACGGAAAAAAACTTAAAGCAGATACGTATTATAGCCTAAATAAGGTTGGTGAATTTGTTGAGTGCAACACAAAGCCAACAAACAAAGGTGGTTGAAATGGCTGTTTTAATAACAAGATCAAGAGCTGCAAGACTGCTTGAAGTCGGAATAACCAAGTTCGACAAGCTTGTAGAAAGTGGTGAAATTCCAAAGCACGCGAAAACCGAAAAAATCAGAGGCCGAGAAAGAAGGCTGTTTGACAAGTTAGCAGTTATTGGAGTAAAAGAAAAAATTAAACGCTGCAAAGTTAAAACGCCATCAGATAGGATATTTAAGATCAAAGCAAGCGGAAAGTCTAAGCTAAAAAATATGGCAACAATTGACGAAGTGTTTCATAATTATTTAGAGTCTCACGTTAAAGCAATCATTGGAATTAGGATGAAGCATGAAAACTAAAATACAGCTATTACAAGCTCACTTAAATCGATACGGAAGTATCACCAAAGCTCAAGCGGCTAGAAAGCTCAATATTTATGGCCTTGCGGAGCAGGTTAGAAGGCTTAGAGGTCCAAACATGCGAATTGATTCAGTGTTAACGCCTAATGGTAAAAACTCACCCTATGCGACTTATACGGTTATCAAGTGAAAGATATTATCGACAGTGAAAGGTCTTTATACAGGCATTTCGAAGAATTAAAAAAAATGTTTGATAAAGATAAGTATCTTAGAGTAGATGTTAAGACCGGCAAGCAGAGAACAAATACTCAGAACGCATCATTAAATCTATGGTGTGGATGGGTGGCAGAAGCATTGCGGGAAAAGGGTTTGACGTTTAAGCAGTTTTTTAAAGAAGGCTTTGAGGTTTCATGGACTAAAGATATTGTTAAGGATGAAATATGGCGACCCGTGCAGATGGCTGTATGTAATCAGCAATCAACCACTAAGCCACTAACAACCGAATACCCGATAATATACGATTCAATCAATTTAAAGCTGTCAGAGCATGGAATGCACGTTCCATGGCCTGATAAAAACCAAAAAATTGACTTGCAAGCTTCAATCAAAGCAGCCAATAAGGAGTAAATAACAATGAAACGATTAGAGTATCCATTCAATCACGAGTGGCATGTGTCGAGAGAGGGATATTTGATGACTGTTGGTGATCGAATATTTTGGGATAATGTTCATAGTAGTTTAGCTCAAGGTAATAGCCAATAATGAACAGCAAGGAGATAAAGCCCAAAGCATGCGCTATATGCAGTGGTGAATTCATACCGTTTAGTACGACTGCTAGGGTTTGCTCTCCTACTTGCGCTATAGAATGGAATCGACAGAAGGACATTAAAAAGGCTAAAAAGAAACACGTAGCAAGAAAAAAAGTATTTTATGCTAGCGATATAAAACTTAGAAAAAGGGTCGCACAAGAGTATTTCAACCGGTTTATTAGGGTGCGAGACATTAACAAGGGCTGTATTAGTTGCGATAAGACTGAGTTGTGGAAGGGTCAATGGCATGCGGGACACTTTAAAACGGTGGGCGCAAGATCTGATTTAAGGTTTAATGAGGATAATTGCCATAAACAATGCAGCCCATGCAATAACCACCTATCAGGAAATATAGCCGAATACACACCACGATTGATCGAACGAATAGGTATAAAAAGGTTTGATGCGTTAACTCTAGTAATCAACAAAAAATATACTTGCGACGATTATTTACAAATCGAGGAAGAATACAAAAGCAAAATTAAGGCATTAAATGCAAAACGAACTACCTAGCAATCCTAAGTAGTTGGTAAAAGTTAACAGATGAACCAAGAAACTAACCACGAACACCTAACCAACCATAAGGAATAGATAATGGCCACTCAGCGAGAATTAATAAGAGCGAAATCTAATGGGGTTTGCTGGTATTGTGGATTGCACCTTCCAGAAAAAGGTTGGCATATAGATCACTTTGAACCAGTTTTAAGGACTACAACTTACAAATCAAAAAGCAATGATTTTGGCAAAATCCCATCCTCGATAAAAAAGCTTATTGGCTCCGGTATGCAAAAACCACAAAATCACACGCTGGATAATATGGTTCCATCATGTGCGCCATGCAACTTATTCAAAAGCGTTTTATCAATTGAAGAGTTTCGGCGAGAGATTTCTCTACAAGTGAATCGAGCAAGAAAAACTAGCGTAAATTTTAGAACCGCGGAAAGGTTTGGATTAATCAAAGAAATAACTCAACCAGTCGTATTTTGGTTTGAGCAAAATTAAAGGACGGAAAGAACATAACTAATTTTAACCAACAACCATAAGGAATAGAGGAATGAAGATCGAATTCGTGGAAGATTTTAATGGTGATCCAGTTTTAACAAGCTGCATGAATTGCTCTCATAGAGAAGATGTTTCTGACGGTTACGAATATGGCGGGCCTTATTATGCTTGTACTAAAGAGGGTAAAGAGCATATGTCCCATCTGAAATATTGGCCATTCAAGACACCTCAAAAATGTTTCGATTTGCATATGATGTATGCGCTTGATTGGAATGCTATAGCCGAAGAACAAAAGGCCAACCATAAGGAATATACATAATGACCGAGGATAAAATAGAAAACACTTGCGACGATCTAAAAAACGCTCTGTTAGGTCTTTATGAGAATGGGGATAACGATGAAGATCGAAAAACTGTGCACGCTACACAGAAATAAATTAATCATATTTTCGGCGAGTTGACGATATATAGCAATCTACCAACCCAAAAAGGATAAACAACAATGTACAAATCAACGTTATTCACAATACTGTTTTATCTTGGCTGCGCTAACGATTTCGCTGTATATGGTCAGCCGCCTCCGCACGCGTCAAAGCATTTCAAGCCAAACAAACACTGGATGGGAAAGAGTGGGAGAGTTTCTAATTTGAGATAGCCATCCAAACCCGCTATAATACCAGCTCGACAAACCAAAGGTCTTAAAATGAAAGCAAGACAATGCATTATGTCATTTGCCAAAGTTCAAGCTGGCGAATATACACAGAGAATGGAGAGATACCTATCTTTGTTGGTATTGGCGGTATTCAGACTGCGCTAGCAATAGCGCGGCTTAATGATATTATTGTCTCAGAATTTTATAACCTTCAAACACTAAAAGCAGCATAATGTAGAATGGACAAGGAAAGGCGGTCTTCGAGCACTATCGTAATTCACGATGAGCACAAAGGCTACCTTGTGGGCTTAATAGTATTCTCGTTCTTTATATCAACATTGCTGGCTTGGCTTGTGGTTAGTTTGTCAGCACTGCAAGAAACGTTTAAAGAAACAAAAACTGAGGTTAGAATACTGCAAATGCACGTACAAGACCAGAATGCAATTTTAATAAGGCAGGGCATCATCGAACCAGGTGATTTGACGACAGGCCCAACAAACCCAAATAAATTAAAGGTGAAAGATGAGCGCGGCAAGATGTAAAATATTATTGTGCAAAATTGATGCTACAGCTACGTCAGATATGCCGGAGGCTGTAATTGACGAGCTAGAGCAAAATACAGAGTTGGCCGAAGAGGTAATTCAAATCCAAGAGGGTTACATCAAAAGAATGAAAATAGCCATGAGTAAATTAACCAGTGAATAAAAACTGGTGGATACCAATAGCGATATTCTTCATAACCAACCTAGTTGCGGCGGCTGTTGGTGTTGGCATATTCACAAACAAGTTGGACACTTACGCCGAGGCCATGAGTAGGCAGATTGACGCAATTGAAAGAAATCAGATGAACATCATCAAAAACAATGACAAGCTTATAGAGTTGTCAGCCATTCAAAAATACACTTTAGAGCGCATTAAAAAGCTAGAGGAGTCCGAGGATAGATGATCAAAATAACCCGATGGCATAACAAAGATTGCACTATTGGCAGATTAGAGCTTAATGGCTTTCAATGTTTCACGCTAGAACTTCCAGATATTGGCAACGTTCAAGATATTTCATGCATCCCTATTGGAAATTACGAGTATTATTTTAGAGAAAGTCCATCCAATGGGCCTGTGTTAGAGCTTCGAGACGTGCCAAAGCGCCGATACATCCAATTACATGCAGGAAACTTTACCTCTCAAATTCAAGGTTGTATATTGATTGGCGACGGGGTTAGGTGGATAAACAGAGATTCAATACCAGATGTAAGCAATTCAAAAGCAACATTAAAAAAGTTAATTAAACTAGCCGGAACATCCGGCACAATTGAAATAAGGTAATTCACATGAAAAAACTATTGCTAGTATTGGCGACATTTCTATTAAACGGGCTTTTATCGAGCTGCTCTACCTTGATTGGCCTAGCAGATAAAGCGGGCGAAATTAACGATGAAGCTCTCAATACGGCTGAGTTTACTATCTGTCATGGGGCTAGCGTGGGTTCGATACGGAGACATTATGGCTCGCCTGAAAAATCTAAGATTTGGACAGATCTTTGTAATTCAGTGGACGACTTTAACCCAGACGCAAACTGATGAGCTACAAACCAAAAATAAATATCGAGGGCGCTGGCGTGATCCATGTTAAATCCTCGGAAATTCTAAAGTCAGATGAGGCTCAACGACAACTAAAAGCTTTAGGTGAGCTTCAACTAAAAAGAAATAAAGGCCAAATAGAGGTGGTGGGGATTGTTGGAAATATAACCGAAAAGTCGCGTAATGCGGCATTAAGAGCGCTTTACAGTTCAAACACATCAAAGGCAGCTAAAACTGCCCGTGGCTTAGCGCTTTCTCAGCCAGCCGATAGGAGGCGAAATGATTGAGAGATTTATAACGATAGAAGAAGGTCAAATGTGTAGGCTTGGCTATAACGAGTGGTTTGTAGCTAGGTTAATAACTTTAGCAAAAGACCTTAAATCTTTCGACCTGCCTCTCAAGCATTTAAATGTCTATAATAAATATGAGCATTTAACACTTAGAGAGATGGTGTCTCACATGCGTTGCGTTAATGATGCAGATATGAGCTACCCTATTATTCTGGATGAAGACGGGGAGATTATGGATGGAAGGCATCGAATAATGCACGCTCTGTTAAACAATATGAAATCGATAAAAGCGGTTAGATTTGACAAAAATCCAGAGCCATGCAGAGTTAGGAGTGATAAATGAAATACCTAATATTAACGATCGCTATTTTTGTTAGCTTTAATGTCTTTTCTGAGGTAGGCATAACTAGGCCCTTAATGATCTTGGTTGATGAAAATGGCGTTGAAATACCTAATGTATCTCGCTCAACGTCAGAGGTTGAGGCTATGGAGAAGGCTAGCAGGCTTCCTGATGGGGTGTATTACCTAGTTAGGCCTGACGCTACAATTGTTGTTAATAATATCGCTGTGACGCTACCAGAGCCAGATCCAGAAATACCACCAATCCCAGTTGATCCTCCAGCATCAGGTAGTCGATGCACGGTTAATGCAAATCCGTCCAACTATTTATCAATATCAGGCGATTTATGCTTGGAATCTGGGTTGTATGTAGGCGCTCTAGATGTGGTATCCGGCATATCAATTGTATCTGAATTTATTGGGGGTGCTGAATTTGTCGGAGGTGATAAGCCTTGGAGTGCTGTTTTATCAATGAATGGTGAAGGCTCTACAGTTGATGGTATTAAAGTGCACAGCCCAAATAGCAGCACGTCAGACGCTTGCGAGATCAACGGAACGAATAACACGCTAATCAACACATCTTGCTCTCATGGAGGAAGCCATAAACACAAAATACCGTTAAAAGTTACTGGGAGTGGTCATTTTGTTGGTAATTCATGGTTTTACGGAGAAGGTCGATATATTGTGCAATGCTTTGGCGGCAACAATATTACTTTTAAAGATAATGTAGCTAGGTGGGATTCAACCGCTCCAAATGAACCAACAGAGCCAAACGCCACGTTTTCAAATTACAGCTGTATTGATATGGTTTGGCAGGGCAATCTATCAATCGATTACGGCAAGCCTGAGACGTATATGGAGCATCTTGGGGACTTCGCTATGAGTTCAACGACAGAGCAAGAAAATCTAAGAGTGCAATATTTAGGTAATATTGTAGTTAACCATAATCCCGACACTGGAAATAATGTTGCGTTCAGAGCAGATCAAAAAGCAAGAACAGCTTCAAACGATATTTTACTAAAAAACTGGTATATTAAAGATGTTGGTAAGGGGTTTATGATTAAGCCTCAATACGAGAATGTAAGAACTGAAAACTGTACAGCTATCAACACTCCGCTTAATTCTGACGAATGCGACGGTTCGGCGGTAGTTAATTTCGATTACATTAATCAAGATTTAATAAAGCGGGATATGTGCGCTGACGGCGAACGTCAATCTGATTGGTGTTTAACTGATTTAACGTTAAGTGAGTATTTAACAAACTAAAATGGCCAATTGTTTTATCACAGATTTGGGGTGCGGAAACACTGTTCAAGCTTATGAAGGTGAGGATGGACAGTTTTACGCTGAATGCTCTAACTGCTTAATGAATGCTGGAACTCGATCAAACCAAGGTCAAGCAATCGCAGCATACAACCAAATAAACCAGCAAGCTAGGACTGTGGAAAATTACAGAGCAGCACTAGCCAATGGCGATTTAGTCATAACAGGTGCTTAAATGGTTGCCATTGTATCGGTCAGCGCAAAGCTACAAAACGGTGACAGCACAACGTTAGCGCCAAGCGGTTCAGATCAAGTTTTAATATCTGTTGGAATGGGTAGAGCTTCAAACTCCGGAAGGACGATATTAACTCACACTATCGCCGGAAATTCTTACACCTCTGGCTATTTTCAAGAAAACAGTCCCGGCTCAACTAACACTTATACTTACGGGGATTACATTTTATCAGTCCCTAGCGGCTCTAGCGCTGAATCACTAACGTGGTCTGGTGCTATGGTGTCGAGCGGTGATGGCGACTCAGTTTTGTATACTTGCAGTGGCGCTCATCAATCAACAGCCCCAACAGGAACATCCTTAGCCTTTACCAATACAACAACGCCAACAGCTTTAACGATATCGCCATCAACAGGCGATTTGATTTTGTATTGGATTGCATTTAATGCGGGTGGAATAAATACGGCTCCATCTGGATATACGCTAGATATTACTGGTGAGATGGGCAACTTGGCGCAAGGGCGTTGGTATAGCAAGGTGTCTGATGGCACAGAGACAAGCGTAACGTCAACAGTGACGGGCAATAGAACCGGCACTCATAACGCGCTAGTTTTTCCAACATCTGGAGCGGCCCCATCGGTATCAATACCTGTTATAATGAATCATTTAAGAAATCAAAGGATCAGCTAAATGCAATTTTTGCGACAATCTACAGCATCTCAAGAAATTAGCTTAGGCCAGCTCCTAGACTCGACTGACGGTGATACGGAAGAGAATAGTCTAACTATCAACAACACCGATATCAAGATTAGGAAGCATGGCGGCACTACTCTAATCAACAAAAATTCAGGCGGCGCGACTGTTATTTCTAATGGCGTTTATCAGTGTGCGTTAGATGCTACGGACACTAATACGGCTGGAATGTTAGAGGTGTATGTACATGTGGCGGGCGCTTTAGCTGTTAAATCCACCTATACGGTGCTGACAGCAACCGCTTTCGATTCGCTATTTACTGGCACATTTAACAACCTTGGCGGCACAGCTCAAACAAGTGACCACACAGCAAATATCTCCACAATTCTCGGGAATACGCTTACAAATGGATATCACGGACCAGAAGGTTTCGGCATTTATATTGATGATGGTGCAGCTAATACGAATACGGTCGATGGTGTTGACGGTATATTCAGTAATCCGGTTTCAACATTTACAGCGGCCAGAACGCTAGCTGACTCTCTTGGTATAGAAGTTTATTACCTAATCAATAACACCAACCTAACACTTGCAGCAACCCATGTTGATTGGGAGTTTGTTGGTTTTGGATCAATGACAGATAACACCATCAATCTCGGCTCTCAAGATGTTAGCCGATCAAGATTTTTAAATTTGGTTATCGAGGGAACTCAAGGCGGCTCATCAAGGATAGAGGCTGAAAGATGCGCACTGCAAGATCCAGGTGCCGGAACCACGACATTGCATCTGTTTGCGATAGATTGCGGGATAGTTGACGATATTACGATAGATACCTCGAATGACAATGCTTTTATCGATAGCTTTAGTTTGGTTGCTGGAACTTCGGCACCTATTGTTAGAGGGTCTGGGGCTTCCGGGACCTTGCAAATGAGGGGTCATAGAGGCGGTGTCGATTTAAGGGACTTAAGCGCGTCTCACAGCGTCTCGCTAGAGCAGGTTGGCCAAGTGATATTCGATTCCAGTAACAGTGTTAATGCAACTATTGCACTGAGAGGGATAGGCACTATAACTGATAACACGGCTGGCATGAGCAATCTAAATCAAGATGCCTATTTGAATATGCTGAAAATTAACGCAGAGTGTGATACAGCTATAGCTGACGCAGCACCGACAAATTGGGGATCAATGGTTATTAGCGGCGCTGGTGCAGTAGACTCTCTAACTCAAGGCTTTTTAAATAACCTGATAACAGAAACTACTCCTTCGAACTTCGCCACAAATATAAGCACCTTCTACGACAACTCCGACGCGTTAACCGCTAAAGTTGTTGACAATGTTGGCGCTGGTGGAGGTGGCGGTTTAACAGCTCAGCAAACAGCCGATGCAGTACATAATCTAACACCGGTTGGCACGGTTCAAGCTGATAGCATTGGCGCAAATCAAGCTTCAATCGAAACCAAGATTGACACTGTTGACGGTGTAGTTGACGCTATACTTATTGACACTAATGACCTCCAAATTAATCAAGGTGACTGGCTGACAGCTACAGGGTTTAATGTGGGAAAAACAGGCTATACGTTAACCACACAAGATTGGAATACTGTCGCTCCAGATAATGCAGGAATAACTGCTAATGGGGTAGCTATCGCAGCATTAAACAATATAACTGCGGCAGATGTATGGACTTCTGGCACTAGAACCGTAACAGCATTCAGCTTTAGCGTAGACATTCAATCCATTAACGGAGTAACAATCATAGGAGACGGAAGCGGAACCCCGTTTGATGTCCAATGAGCTTATCTGTCGATGGTGTTTGGAAGGCTGGCGTTTGGGCTGAAACAGTATGGGGTGAAGGTGTATGGAGAGAAGGTCCGCCATCAACACCAACCGACCAAACTGCTAAACCACAAAATATAAGCTACGTACAGTCCAAGCAAGATTCAACAACCAACATTCAACCAAAGCAGCCTAACAAAACAATCGTTGATCCAAAACAGCCGAACGTAACATATATTTTCCAAGATTGACTTTACATGGCATTAAAAGTATGTCATTATTAGCTCATGAAATATAAATGGAAACAAAGGTTATGAATGGATCAACTAGGAGTTTATTGGTTAAAGGTTACACTCTAACCGAAGGATTGAAAGCGTTAGGTATTAGCCGGAGAACTTATTATCGATATATAAAATATAACCCGGGATTGCTTAGATCAAAAATTGAAGCTTTAGAACGGTTTTCTCAAGAGAGCCACAAAAGAGGTGTACAAATGAAAAAGGTACTGTTAAAAGACATTGTAATTCCGGCAGGAACTGTTTTTGGTAGAGCACCATCAAAGATAGAGATGGATGATAGTCATTTTGAATGCATTGTTGGGCTTAGCAATAACACTGCTGGATCATTTTGTTATTGTCTCGATCCAGAATATAAGTCAGAAATCGATCAGCATTTTACAGACTTGAAAGAATGATTAGAGTTTCGCCTTCTGGGAAGTTTTACACTAGGTTATGTTATAAGCGTTCATACGAAAGCAAGAGAAGCGCAAAAAAAGCCGTTAAAGATACCAGCGGCCACACTCATAAATTAAGGTCTGTATATCAATGCTGTAAGTGCGGAAAATGGCACACCTCAACTATGACTAAAAAGCAGTTTATTAACAAGGTTGTTGAATTTAAACTAATTGAATTTCTTAAAGATGATTTGAGGATGAGCAAAGATGAGCGGTAAAGGCGACAAACCAAGACCAGTAGACAAAAAGCGGTATAACGACAACTTCGACAAGATATTTAATACGTCAAAAAAAGGAAATAAAAATGATTAATTTTATCTGTAAACTGCTCAACTACAACGAAATAGAACGATTGAATGAGAAGTTGGATGCTCACATAGTAAGGGAGGGATGTTTAGTATCTGAAAACTTTAAGCTGAAAAATAAGCTAGCGAAATTGCGTGACGAAATATTGCTTGAGGCGGGCGGCGACTGCCTTTTTCCAGAACAGGATCAAGCTGCCTATGTCAATGAACGGATTGCTGTCAATGCTCGGGCCTATACTAATGCTCAGGTGCATGGCTTTGGAAATGCTCGGGTCATATGAGTATGCAAAATCAGCAACTTTATAGAGGGATGGATGTAAGTGCCTGTTTATGTAGATAAGCCGATTTATAGGGTTGGACGGATGATTATGTGTCACATGGTGGCTGACACCCTTGATGAGCTGCATTCAATGGCTGATAAAATTGGTGTCGACAGGAGATGGTTTCAATCAGAGGCTAGCTTTCCTCATTACGACATATGCAAATCAAAAAGATCTAAAGCAGTTATTTTCGAAGCTGTAGAAGTTGGGCGTAGAGAGTTGGTTGAAATTATAAGAAGGCTTAGAGGCGACAGAAAAGAGCCTGAGCTTACGCGAAAGAATCAACGTAATACTGTGTTGACAAACCAAAAGGAAAAAACATGAAAACTATTATCACTATTATTGCATTCGCACTGCTTACCTTTAGCTGTATGGCTAGCGCCCATCTCAAAGGATGTTACCCATACTTATGCGATTCACCAGAGATAAATGCAGATGGAGGAAAGTGTAGCCCATTTCCGGAGTGCACACTTTACCCGGATGGGTTCCCTAACGAGGATACTGATCAGAACGGTAGAAAATGCTACACCAGGCCGTGGGTGTGTAAGCCGCCAATGTAAATCATATTAGGAATTTAAATTGCAAGGACGCTTTATCTAATTGAAAAAGAACAAATTAAGGAAAACACGATATGAATAACATTTTACTAGAGGTAAATACTGAGCGTAAACGTCAGGATCAAAAATGGGGAGGTGCACATCATGACGATCAACATAGTACCCGTGATTTTGTTCAGTTGATCGAAGATTACGCAGGTTGGGCGCGGGTAATGGCTGGCATGAATAGCAGTGATAAAGCGAGGAAGCGCCTTATTCAGGTTGCGGCACTAGCAGTAGCTTCCATCGAATCAATCGATAGACAAGCTGACGCGACCTTAAAAGACTTACTTTCTTTGGTTTGCCTTTTCGTTGACGTAGAGGAAATATCAGGCTGGACGAACAATCAAAAAGAACTTGCGCGTGACTACGCATCTTGTGTTCATTTGAACGCTTCTGATTCCGACGTTGCTGTACCTGTAAAGCCGGGCTTTCTTCCTGAATGCTCGATAACAGAAGGGTTGTGGGAATAAATAGAAAACATTTTTATAGGTTTGCACCACCTTTGACGGTGCGGAGAAATAACAATGGCAGCGCCTAAGAATGGTAGGCCAACCATATATACTAGCGAGTTAGCCGATAAAATATGCTCACAGTTGGCTGATGGAAAGTCTATGCGCTCTATTTGTGAGGCTGACGACATTCCTTGTAAGACGACAATATTTATGTGGCTGAGGACTAATCAAGAGTTTCTGAACCATTACGAAATTGCTAAGCGAGAATCGGCAGAGTCTTTTGCTGATGAAATGATTGATATTGCTGATGATGGTCGAAACGACTGGATGAAGGTAAACGATAAGGATAACGAGGGCTACAAGGCTAATGGAGAGTACGTACAAAGGACAAGATTAAGACTCGATACCAGGAAATGGCTTGCTTCAAAGTTGCAGCCAAAGAAGTACGGTGACAAAATGTTCCAAGAAACAAAGCATTCTGGGATTGTTGGCGTAAAAGATGTAACCGACATGTCAGAGGATGATGTAGATAAAGAAATTGAGGGTTTATTAGATGATGATTAACTTATATTTTGGTATTGGCGTAGTAATTGGGGTTCTCTGCCACCTTAAAGCGTCAGAATCATGGCATCAAGCGCTAAACCCGTTCTATCTTGCCATAAATGCCGCTATGTTTGCATTCATTTGGCCTATCATATTCGTCAAATAGTTGGACGATTTAGTCGTTTTTCTCCGAGGTTATATTGCAGAACGTCCAGATTTCACAAGAAAGACAGAAAAAGAACAGGCTTTTAGTGCTGCTTAGGGAAAAGAAGAGAAGAAAGTCAGAATTACCTACGGTGATCGGATTTGTATCGCCAAAAACCAAAGAATTAACCTCCAGATATCACGTAAAATCATCTAAATGGGTAGAAACCAACGAATACCCGAATGTCTTTTTCCCAGAAATACTAAAACCGATCTTTCTAAGGCCAAAGCGTTTTATTATCCTTATTGGTGGTCGTGGTTCATCGAAGTCCATATCTGAGGGAAGTAAAACAATTATTGGAATGCGTGAGTTTGGCAGGAATACTATGTGTATTCGTGAATTCCAAAGCTCTGTGGCTGACTCTGTTCACGCCCTACTTAAGGACGAAATAGGTAGACTGGAGTTTGGTGGTTTTGACATTAAAGACAATACGATTAAGCATGTCGATAAAGATGCTATGTGCAGGTTTCAAGGTTTAAGCAGGAATCCAGAGTCAGTTAAGTCGGCTTTTGGTTTCTTGGATTGGTGGATAGAGGAAGCTCAGTTCCTTAGCGAGGCATCATTAAGAGTTCTAACCCCGACAGGACGAAAGAAGCCAAAGAAAGGTTTACCAGGCAAGCAAAAAGAGGTAGGTAGCTCTGAGATTGATATGGAGCAAGTGCAAATGACTTTTTGCGCTAATCCAGCATCAAGCGAAGATCCTTTTAGCAAGCGATTTATCGTCCCATTCAAATCAGAACTTGACACAAAAGGAATATACGAGGATGAAATGCATCTCGTTATTAAGATTAACTCGTCTGATAACCCTTGGTTTGGTGATTCTGGGCTAGAGGATGAAAGACTGTTTGATAAAAAGCATCTACCTCGATCGACTTATGAGTGGGTTTGGGAAGGCGGCTTTAATGACGATATTGAAAACGGTTTAATCAAGCCTGAATGGTTTGATGCCTGTATTGATGCTGAGGAAAAGCTAAAGCTGAAAAGGCTTGGCATTAAGAAAGTATCTCACGATCCATCGGACCTTGGTTCGGATCCAAAAGCGACGGTTATCAGGCATGGCAATATAGTAACAAACATCGTCCAAAGAACTGACCTAGATGTCAATGAGGGTTCTGATTGGGCGCTCGGGTTGGCAAGTAGTGAGAATGCCGATCAATATGAATGGGATGTTGGCGGCATGGGTGTCGCACTTAAGAGAGATGTTAATAGCGCATTATCTGACAAGCGTATCGAGGCGTTCCAGTTTAACGGCGCATCTAAGGTTGATAACCATGACTCGATTTACGAGCCATCAGGCGCATCCAATGTTAGGTTTGAAAAAAAGTGGGAAGAGGTTTGTCTTAATTTACGCGCTCAATGCTACTTAAAATTAAGAGACAGGGTTTATAGAACCTATTTAGCAGTTGAAAAGGGTGTAATGACAGACCCAGACAACGTAATTTCTTTTTCGTCTGATTGTGAAAATCTATCAACTCTAAGGTCTGAGTTGTGCCGAATGCCAATCAAGCCTCGCTCTGATGGAAGGTTCGAGCTATACACTAAAAAAGAAATGCGAGAGAAGTTCAAGGTGCGCTCTCCAAACTGCGCAGACGCTTTAATGATGACAGAAAGGATTCATGCTACAATTAGAGAAGAAATTGACCTTAATGAATTATACGAGCCAACGGTAAACTACTGGTAATCAACATATGAAAGAATTTATTGATATTAGAAACGATATAAGCGACAGCTTTGAAGGAAGTTACGATAGAAATAAACTATGCCTAGATGATATAGAATTTGCATTTGTTGAGGGCGCTATGTGGAAGGGTAGTCTTGCTGGACAATCTAGCGGTCAAAATCTAGCGAAGCAATTTAAAAACAAGCCAAGACCAGAGGTTAATAAAATATTTGCCAGCATCAATAGAGTTTTAGGCCAAAAGCAACGCCTAGAGATGAATGCGAAAATAACATCTAACTCAGACGAGGCAACCGATGAAGATGCCAAGCTATTGCAGTCTAGATGGCGAAACGACTTTCAATCTAGTGACGGTGTTGAAGCGGTTGACAATAGTGATTTTGAGGCGTTTTACGGCGGCTTTGGCGCAATCAAAGTTGTATCAAAGTATGAGGATGAGGAAAACCCAGACCAAGAGCATCAATATCTATGTTTAGAGCCAATATTGTCGGCCCCATCATCCGTAGCATTTGGCCCCTCAGTAAGAAAGGATAAGTCAGATGCTAAATGGTGTGTTCAGTTAGTTAGAACCAGCAGGAAATCGGTTGAAGATGAGTATGGTGTAGATATCCCGTCATTCAACCAACAAGTTAACTGGTTTGACTGGAATACAGACACCGAAAAAGATACGTATCTAGCTCATTACTACGAGGTAGTAACCAAAAATCTAACAGTGTATGACTTCGAAGGATTTAGAATTACCGCCGGCGATGGGATAAAGGACGATCAAGGAAATAAGGTTTCACGTGAAGACCTTAACGACTTAAGGAACGAAAACAAGCATAGTGTCACTAAGAAAAAGGTTAAACGTGTCGAGTATGCACTATTGTCTGGTGATGGCTTTTTGATAAAACCAAGACTTACGGCGTTTAAGCGCATCCCAATAATTCCTCAGTATGGTTATTATTCCGTCATCAACGGTATTGAGTATTATTGCGGAGAAGTTAGAAAGCGTCGGGATCCACAAATGTTCCTCAATACGTTCTATTCATCAATGATGGAGATTATGGCAGCGCCGCAAGTTGAAAAGCCAGAGTACGCGCCTGAGCAGATCGCAAGACATAAAGACCAAAGGAAAAGAGCTGATATAGATGGTGCAGCCTTTGTTCTTAGCGACCCCATTAAGGACCTCAGCGGAAGCCCTATTCATTTTGGCCCGATCGGTTCTCAGAAACCCCCTGAAATGGGTAGCGGTCTAGCTACCGCTGGTCAGATGCTTGATAACTCTCTGGTCGAAATGGCTGGTACCGGTCAATCAACAGTTCCATCAAATGCTTCGGCAGATGCCATAAAGCAGGTTAATGAGCGGCAGGACGACACGTATCAGATTCTAATGCAAAACTCTATGGCCACAATAAAATCAGCGTGTAAGTGTTGGATAGATGCGGCTCAAGCTTATTACTTCACTAAGCCGAGAAAATTAAGGGTTGTTGCGGCAGACGGAAGTCAATCTCAAGTTGAAACCATGCAGTATGAAATGTCGGAAGGCGGGGACTATGGGCAATACAAAAATTCAGCAAGAGGACGATACAGTGTTCAAGTAAAAGCTGGAGAGTCTTACAAAAGCAAGAAAGAAGCCGAACTAGAAACAACGTTAAAAATGCTCCAGTTTACTGATACCCAGGCTCCGCAAGGACAGTTATTGATGAATCAGGCTATCACACTGACAACTGGTGAAGGTGGCGGTAGGTCGAGAAAGGTTGCAAATTACATGATAATAGACTCGATGCTTGCTCTTGGCTTAGATCCAGAGGCTGAAACTGAGGAAGAGAAAGCGTATGTCCAGCAAAAAATGGAGCAAATGCAAGCAGCCCAACAAGAACAGCAGCCAGACGCTGCTATGGTTATGGCTCAGGCTGAAATGCTTAAAGGTCAAGCTGATATGCTCGAACAGCAGAATAGACAGGCTGAGATACAGCTTAAAAGCGAAAAAGTCCAACAAGAGGGCTATAAGGTTATCTTGGCAGAGGAAAAGCAGCGTTCAGATATTGCCAACACCAATGCTGATACTGTAAAGAAAATATCCGAGACTGAAAAAATAACAGGCGAAACATTCAGCAATCAGTTAAATGATTTCGTTTCTATTCAGCCAATCAAAACTGCTTAATTAACCAAATTATAGTAAGTCAAACCAATAAATAGCCGATATAATCTCATATTGGCTAATCTCACCAAAATTTAGTATAATCAATCACGCCCTATAGCGGTGGGCAAATATCGCTATTTTCGTTCACCATAAACGAGGTTTTAATATATGGATACTGGTAATACGTCAGAGATACAAGATAACGATGGTCAACTTGATGAGGTTGTGGAAACCAAGTCAAAGGAAATAGAGTCCAATCCACAGGATGAACAAAACGGATCATTAGAGTTTTATATCGATGGAGAAGGCGACCAAAAAGAGCCTAAAAAGTCGAAAATGACACAAGAGCAATCTTATGCAGCATTTCGCAAAGAGCAGGAAAAACGTAAACGTAAAAATCTTGAATTAGAAAACGAGAAAAGCGCTAACGCCGATTTAAGGCGTGAGCTTGATGAATTGAAAGGGACGGTTGGCAGTATTGTTAAAGGAAAGCCTCCGACACTGGAAGACTTTAACCATGATGAGGATGAGTACCAGAAAGCTGTAAAAAGCTATTATGAAGTGCCTCAAGAAAAAAAGCCAAACAAAAAAAAAGAGCCTCAGCAAAATCAATCCAACGATGAAGCTGAGTATTTTTTATTTCATCGAGAGCAGGAGTTAAAAAAGGCTCTGCCACAATACGAATCAGACAAAAGCGACCTGGTGGAAACATTAAAGGGCCGCGGTGTAACTGATCCAGATGGGGTAATCCTTTATTTATCAGACTTAGCTCGGCAAAAGGATGTCGATATAGCTAAAGCCCTTGTTGTTATGGGTAAAGATAGCAGTGTTATTGAGGATATTGAGCGTAACAGCCAAAACCCTTTTAAGATTGTTGATATCTTGGACTCGGCATCAAAGCGCGTAAAAACTCGATCTAAATCTAAGATAGATACGAAACCAGAACCAGAAATTAATAACTCAGGCAGTATCGATCATAAGTCTGCAAAAGTTAACAAACTTCGTGAGGCGTGGATTAAAAACCCGTCACAAGCAAACTACAATCGATATAAGGCCGCTAAATAGGTGAAACATAATGGCTAACGAATTAGGGCACGATAAAATGTGCACTTTGTGGGAAGAATCCGCAGAGGTCACGGGAATGAAGATGAGTCTTTCTAAAGACTTGAATCTTTATAATATGAGTAACGACGCGAATAATGACAGGGCCGCAGATGCATCGGATAACTCCAATACTGGCGGCTCAGATCGAGAATACATTCCTCAAGAGTATAGATTCAATGTGCAAGACGGGATCGTATCAACCTCTGGTGATTTTCAGGATTTGATTGATCGGTATATTCCAGTCAATCGCGGAAAAGCTAAGCGCGTACTGGCTCAAATTGATGCTAAGGGCTTACGCTCTCCATCTAGGCGCTCTGAGGTTGCTAAAGGCTTTGGGCGTGATATTGCTAACGCAATTGACTTAGACTGCTATCAAACCATGATTGATAATGCGAGCATGGTGAAAACCAGCGCAACAGCATTTGACTTTCAGTCTGGAATTGATGCCGAAGTCGAGATGCTCAATAACGGTTTAGGCGCTTTTGATAGAAAGCTCTTCTTAAGCAACTCTGACTATGCTCAGGTGGCTAAAGACTTAGGTCAAAAAGAGTTTCTTGGTAGAGATGGCGCACCTCAAACAGCATTTGAAAAGGCTCGTGTTCCAGGTATTGCTACATTCGACACAATGCGTAGTGATTACTTGATTAATCTTGCTGCGCCAACTGCGGCAGCGCTAACAATCAATGGCAATCAGTCTCACACAGTAGCTACTTATGATGCGGCTAACGATTTTTATCTCGATAATCGCTCTATGACTTTGGCTGTTACTTTGGCAACGAATACAACGATGCCAACAGGAACAAAGTTCACAATAGCTGGTGTTAACTTGCTTCATCCAGAAACAAGACAAGATACCGGAGAGTTGTTAACCTTCACCGTCAAGCTTCAAAATGGTGCTACGCCGGTTATTCAGCCAGCTATTGTTATCACTGGACCATACAGGAATGCCTCAGCTCAAGCGGCGGCAGGAGCCGCAGTAACAGTGCTTAATACCACCTCCGCGCCTCCATCGTTGTTTTATACGCCGGAATCGACTGTATTGGTACCAGGTAAGCTGCCTATCCCATCAGATGGGGCTGGAGTTACAGCTATCGAAGCAACTACCGAGCAGGGTTTGCCAATGAGAATGACTTTCTGGTACGACCCTCATAATGAAGTTTTCAATATGAAAGCTCTCGTGTTTTATGATGTTCAGGTTGTTTATCCTCATCAGCTTGGTTGCATATTAAGTAATCAGTAGTATTTATGGGCGCTTTCGAGCGTCCTTTTTTTACAATTTAAAGGAATTACTATGAAACATGTTTTTAAAGCTGGTGGCGAATACAAGACCGAAGATGGCTTTAGTTATTCGGTGAAATGTGTAAACTCGGGCGAAGTATCTGGGTGTGTTAAAGATGGATGGTGCAAGTCTCTAGAAGAGCTTGAGACGGCTCCGTGCAAGTCAAGTCAAAAGAAATCCAATGCCAAATAAAGGCGACATAGTTAATGAGGCTTACAGTTTATTAAAGGTTAGCGGTTTGGTTGTAAATCCAGACCCTAACCTTATAACTGTGGGTATCAAAACAATGAATGCCATGATCGCTTCATGGGTCAACAAAGGCATTTGCGTTAACTACAATCCTTCACCAAGTTACTTTGATATCGATTCTGGCGAAGATTCTGGGCTTCACGACAATACTATATTTGCCGTCGTTAATAACCTTGCAAAAAGACTTTGCTCTAACATAGGTAAAGACTGTCCAATACAGGTTTTAGCTGACGCTAAAGACTCTCTTGATGGGCTTTACAATATCGAGTTAACGCAAAGAGATTCAACGCCATACTTACCATACGGGCAAGGAAACACAAACGATTACTGGAGGCCAAGATATTTCTCTGTTGATCGAGAGTTTGATCAAAATTGTGCAACCGAAAATCTTGATTTAAATGCCATATCCAAATACATTACAAGCTGGGCTAGCTGGCTAGAGTTCGGCTCTACAATCATTAGCTACACAATAACACCAAGTGACGGTCTTGAAATTTCAGAAGATCAAATCCAGAACGACAGTACAGAGGTTTTCTATAAAGCCAAAGCTGTTCAAGCTGGCGATCAGTCGGTGATAATAGATATAGTCACCTCGATAAGCACTCCAGAAATAGCAGACACCCAAAAGATAGAATTCAATGTAATAAGTACGACATAGGATAAAGATGGAAATCCCATTATTAGGCGCAAATCGTTCCGGAAGCAATACCGATTACCGCGATAACCTACCTGTTAACTACACAATTGTTGTTAGAGAGGTTAAAGGCGATCAAGGCTACCTTATATCGCATGATGGATTGACGGAGCTAGCTAATGATGTTGGTATTGATCGTGGCGGCATATGGAACTCAAGACAACAAAATCACTTAAGGGTTTCAGGCAATAACCTTATATCTGTCGATGAGAGCGGGGTTACTGCTGATTTAGGCATTATCACCGGAAGCGGACAGTGCAGCCTCCCTTATTCGTTTCAAACTCAAGGCATCCTTTCTGGTAATAAATTCTGGCTCTATAATGGCGACACGCTAGAGCCTCAGCCATATTCAGCATTTCCTAATTTTGCACCTATCGACGCTGTTTGGATAAACGGCATTTATGTATTCACCGATAGAGAAAACATTTACCATACCGAAGCAAACGACGAGAAAGCCATTCAAGGTTCATCATTTGGTACGAACGAATTCGCTCCAGACGGAACGCTTGGATTGTTAGCTGACAGTCAAAATCAATTGGTTGTTTTTGATAGATATTCCACCTCATGGTTTAGAGATAATGGCGGCGACAACTTTAGATTTTCAAGAGTTCAAGGCAGATTTTCAAGGGTTGGCATTGTCGGTACTCACTGCAAGGTTGAGTTAGATGGTCAAATTTTCTTGCTTGGGAATCGAAAGGATGAATCACCAAGCATTCACATTTTGACGGGTAGCAGTGAAACCAATGTGGCAACTAGAGAGATAGATATTATTCTGGAAGGCTATACAGAAGATGAGCTATCGCAAGCAGTTTTGGAAACTAGAACCAGAAAAAGACAGAAAATCCTTATTGTCAGGCTTTTAAGAGATACTTTGGAGTATCATTTCGATGTGGCAAAGAAATTCGGAAATCATTTGGCTTGGACCATTATCAAGTCGGACGTTCAAGGTAACGCTATCTGGCGAGGTCGTAACGGCGTTTTCGACCCTCGAACATCAAAGTGGGTGTATGGAGACGCTATAGAGGGAAAGCTCGGCTATCTTGACGATACCAGCAACCTGCAATACGGCGAAAAGGCTGAGGAAATATGCTATACACCTCTTGTTAATTTAGAATCTAAAAGCATCAATAACTTTGAACTCGACACACTACCAGGATTCCAGACTAATGACATTAGCGTTTTGCTATCAATGAGCTTTGATGGTGTGGTTTTTGGTCAAGAGACTCCGGTAGAATACTCAAGTCACGGCGACTATAATCAGCAGTTTGCAGGATTTGCACTTGGCTATGTTCGGCATAATTTCAGTATTAAGTTGCGCTCTGTTAATGACGGGAAGACCGTATTTAGCGGATTAAGGATTGAGCATGATTGACTCTCAGCAAATTATAGAGGGTGATGAAGAGTGTCGAATGCATCACGAGAAATGGTCTGAAACCGCGCTTAGAGACTATCAAGGCAAGAAAAGCGATATCGACTCCCTGATAGGCTCTGTTAACGCTTTAAATAATCTGTTCGACACTGGTGCACTATCTCCGCAATTTGGAACTGGAAGTCCGGAAGGGGTTGTCTCTGCCAACTTCTCACTAAAGTACATAGACACTTCCGTACCAACTGAATATTACAACCAAACATTGGGCTCGATTACTGGATGGGTTGCACTGTGATAATTGTGTTAAACTATGAAGGACGAATTAATATAGGTGTATATTATGGCTTTATTTAGCAGTATATCAAAAGCTCTTTTTGGCGACCCCGGAAAAGATATCCGACGGGCTAGTGATGAGCAGCTAGGTTTTCAACAAAGAGGTCTCGACTATCAGATTGAAGCGAACCAGCCTTTGCTTGATATGCGTAATCGAATATTGCCCAGGCTAGAGGGTTTTTATAGCGGTGATGCTAATGCCCAGAATCAGCTTATTGATACTGTTCAATCAAGCCCGTTATATTCTAGGCTTTTAAAAGCTGGTCAAGAGGGTGTTGGTGACAGGAATCAGGCGCTCGGAATGAGTCGCTCTGGTAGTGGCGCTATCGATATGGGTAATGTTGGTGTAAACCTGCTTGATAAAATGGTTAATCAACGCTTGCAAGGTCAATCTAGGTTGGCGGGAATGCCTGTTGATACTAATGCTGTCACAAATCAATTAAACCAAATGGGCCAAAATGTCGGCTCGGCCGGTATGGGCATTGCTAACGCAAATCAAGCTGGATTTGGAAATCTTATGGGTATGGTTAGTGGTGGTTTGGGGTTGGCTAGCGGCTTAGGCTGGCAACCGTTTAGTGGAGGCGGTTGATAATGCGAGTTAATTACAACATAAATCCGCTTGGTGGATTCAGGCCGGGCGCAGCACTTCAAAACCTTGGCGATCAATTTAGAGAGCAGGGCAAACAGGCTGATTTAAAATCTCAGCGAGAGCAAATGCAAGGCTTAATACTGAAAGCCAGACAGGGTGATAGTGATGCTATGGATCAAGTTTTCGCATTAAATCCAGGGATAGGAATGGAGATAGATAACCATTTCAATAAAATGACACAAGAGAAAGGCGTTGCTCAAGCGAAAATAATAAAAAAGAAAACTCTGGACTGGGCTACTCAGTGGAAAAGTGCTGATATGGACCAAAGGGAGATGCTGAAAGAGCAGGCGTTTTTAGACGAAAATATCGACTTTGGCGAGGATGAGCAGAACTTAACTAATGAGCAATTTGATGATGCCACTAATTTTATGCTGCATAAAGAATTCAAAGGTGGCAAGACCGCTGGACAAAGAGAATTTTCAAATCTTCTTGATATTGCTCAAAACCCAAATTCGACAGAGGTTGAGAAAAGCTCTGCTTTAGTTAAGCTTGGCCAAGTAGCTAAAAAAACATCCACAGGAAAAGAGCGGATTCTAGAGGATGACAGGCTATCTGATTTGGACGTAAGTCACGAGGCTGATATTGCCGGTGCAAGAGAGGGTGAGAAATTAAAGTCTCAAATAAAACTTAAGCCTAAAATAATGAAAGCTGTTAAATTGGCTGAAAAAGCCGCGATAGAGCGGGGTGAGGTTTTAACGGATTTAGGCAGAATGAATGCGGCACTGCCGGGTCTTACAGATGCAATAGGTCAATTAAGACAACTAGCACCGTTAGTGACAAGCACAATGAGTGGAAAGTTATTTGATGCCGCAGTTAAAGAGTTTGGTTTTGGCGCAACGAAAGGATCAACAGCGAGGGCTAAGTTTAGAGCTATAATAGATAATCAAGTCTTGCCGTTATTGAAGCCAACCTTTGGAGCTGCTTTTACAGTCCCGGAAGGTGACGCATTACGAGCTACGATGGGCGATCCAGACGCGACAGCCGATGAAAAGCTAGCTCAGTTAGATGCTTTTATGGATCAGAAGCGAAGGGATATAGAAACAAAACAGAATCAGCTTGAAGGTGGACAGCCACAAGTCAAACCAATAGATCAAATAACTCCTGAACAGCTAAAAAATATGACACCCGAGCAATTACAAAGCCTACTTAACCAAGGTCAATAATGGCAACTATCGAAGAAATACAAGCTGAATTAGCAAGTAGGCAGCCGTCAAAAGGCGTCACTATCGAGCAGATCCAAGCTGAATTGGCTAGTAGGCAGCCAGAAAACAAAGAAATTGATTTTAGTCAAATCGATCCAATGGAAGACATTAGCTTATTTGGTATAACGCCTTCTGATGTCGCAGGCACTGCAAACTTAGCTCAAAACATAGCAACCAGTATTCCTGCACAAGTTGTTGGTGGTGTGACAGCTATCCCAAGTATTGTTAGTGGAGATCCGCAGAAAGGTTTAGAGGCGGTTCAGAAGGCGCAGAAAGATATTCAAACACCTTTATCTGAAAGCGGCCTAGAGGTTGCTGGGAAGTTAGGTGAAACGATTTCCTCATTAGGCGATAGCGTCGTGTTTAAGCCGATTGTTGACCAGTTAAAGCGCGCTCAATCAGGGTTTACCGACATCATGAAACAAACCGGTGCGTTCATTGCTGATCCAGTCAGCGCGACAGTGAGTCAGGTATCTGACCAGTCGTTAAGCGAGCGAGCGAAGGTGGGCGAAGGTATTGGCGAGGCTTTTAGTATAGCTGGACCACAAACGGCCTTAGAGGTTGCTGGATTTAAAGGCGCTGGCTCAGCACCAAAGATAGCATCTAAAGTAATCCCGAAAGCCACAAAAGCAACTAGAAAAGTGGTAAAAAAAATAGGAAGCCAGTCACCAACCAAGCAAAAGATTGCAGAGTTAATTCAGGCTGGTTCTGATGATGTTGCTACCGCAAAATTTAAACTTGAGGACTCAATTATCTCAGGAGCGCCCAAGATAGTTAAAGATAAGATTGCATCTGAGTCAATTAAGCAGGGGTTTAATGAGGGCGTAATTGCCGCGGTGAAAGGTTCTTCATCAGCCGACAAAGCCAAAATGCTTAAGATGGTTGATGTTATGGAGAGAGGTAAGAGAAATGCGCTTTATGCAGTAAAAAATAGACCGTCCTCCATTGCTGGCGACTCGCTTATGGAAAGATTTAAGGCGGTCAGGGACGTTAACAGATCATCAGGTATAGAGCTTGATAAGGTCGCTAAGACCCTGAAAGGTAAGAAGGTTGATAACACCGCGGCAATTAACGACTTTTCAAATGCCTTGGATGAAATGGGGGTTACTTTTGATAAGGTGGGGAGCCCTATATTTAAAGGTTCTGATATAGAAGGTCTGGGGGGATCAATGAAAGCTGTTAGGCAAATAATTGGTAGGTTAAAGTCTGTTAAATCATCGGACGCTCACGAAATGCATCGATTAAAAAGATTTATTGATGAAAATGTGACCTATGGTTCGTCTGGAGAAGGGCTAAAGGGCAGTGCCGAAAGAGTTTTAAAGCGGCTTAGAAGTAAAGTTGACGAGTCGCTAGACGAAAGTTTCCCTAAATATGACGCTGTAAACCAAAAATATGCGGATACAATTGACGCTTTAAACTCGTTTCAGGATGTCGCTGGTAAAAAAATGAATTTATCTGCGGGAAGCGCGGACGATGCAACGGGAACTTTATTAAGACGGTTAATGAGTAATGCGCAATCAAGAGTTAGGCTGCTAGATGCGGTTAACAATATTGAATCTACCGCTAAAAAATACGGATCAAGCTTTGACGACGACTTACTGACTCAGGTTTTATTTGTAGATGAGTTAGACTCTGTATTTGGTCCAGTAGCAAAAACAAGTTTTCAAGGGCAGATTAGGCAAGCTATACCAGCCACTAAGGCTGATGCGGCAATCAAGGTGGCCGAGGCTGGAATCAAGAAAGTCAGAGGTGTCAACGAAGAGGGTGCCTTTAAAGCTATAAAAGACTTACTTAATGATTGAATATCCAATTCATTACAACTACTGGCCAAATGAGTCCTACTAGTGCATGTTTAACTATGATTCTTGGGTTTATATAATCAATAAAATCCCTAGAATCCCTAAGGTGAACAAATAAACCTAACGTTAGCGTTATTAATAAATAAACTTCCATAAATTTAGCCAGTTATTAGTAAGAGTTACATTATAGCAAAAAACCATTTCTAAAGTGTTACAATAGACAAAAGCCATAAACCAAACTATAAGGCGAAACAATGACTCAGATATCAAATCCATTGATGTACTTGGCAGATCCAACTACGTCAAGAGCGTTATTTAATGCAAATCTTTATTTTGGTGTTGTTGATACCGATCCAACCGACCCATCCAACCAGAAGCTTGTTAAAGCTGTTTTAGAGAATGGTTCGCTAGTTAGCTTAAGCCAGCCAGTCGCAACAAATCAGGGAGGCAATCCGACTTACAATGGAAAGCCTGTTGTCCTCGATATATCCGGCGACTATTCTTTCACTGTTCACAATAATCTAAACGCTCCTAAGCTCTATGTTCCGTCTGTAGAAAACCCAGAGGGTGGTAGTGCAGGTTTTAGTGGTGTTGTGGCTATAGAGCCTTTACCGCTACTGGCAGGTCAAACAACAGTTATTCTTGTCAATCTTGGCGCTAACGAGTCTGTTTTTTACCTTCAATCAACAATTGGCGATCAAGGGTTTTTGGCGAAAGATATAGATTACACTGTTACCAATTCAACCACTATTGAGCTAACTCAATCCTACAATGCTGGCGACACTATCATAGCAAGGCAGAACGACCCATCTGGTCAGTTATTGCCTATAAATAATGCCGAGCAACTACTTGTCTACCCAATACTTTCAGATGCGGCAGCGTCAGCCGTTAGTGGCGATTTGGTGGCTGGTGATACCGTTACATTAAACGGGATGTTGGCAGAGGGTGACGGACTTGGAGGTGATAAGTATTTGGTTCAGGTGACAGGGCCATCAAATGATGGTGTCAACTACATTGACCTAAACACGACCTTGCAACTTGCAGCGCAAACGAATCACTACCGATTCCTGAACTACAGTGAAACGCTTGGTACAGCCAGCGTAACATCAGGAACCTTAACGGTTGATATTAATAATGGCACCGTCCAACAGGTGACTTTGAGTGAAAATATATCTTCATTTGTTATTGTTAACTTCAACCCTAACGCCGCCTACGTGACAACTGTGAGCGTTAAAATATCACAGGACGGCACAGGTAGTAGAAGTCTTGCTTGGCCGGGTAATATTATTTGGCCAAGCGGATCAGCGCCGACATTAACCGCTACAGCATTAGCTTCTGATTTTTTTGGGTTCACCACTTTAGACGGTGGAGTCACATGGATTGGGTCCACTTACGGTCAGGATTACTCGTGAGTATAGGTGCATCTAAAGCGTTTGGAGCTTCGGTAGCCATTCAGGTGTACGGCTTATTTTTAACGCCAGACAGCGCCTTCAAAAGCGACTTACCGGCTGGAGCTGCAACATCCGTACTTATCAGTGGCAATGTAACTGGTGGTGTTGGTCCTTTCACGTATGCTTGGACCAATGTGTTTGGTGGTGTTTTTACAATCAACTCACCAACTAACAGTTCGACCACATTCACAACAAGCGGCATTGCTGGACAGTTGAAAAGCGGCGGCTATCGACTCACTGTCACCGATACTGGTAACAGTAATGCCCAAGAAACCGCTGATATTGTAATAACATTTGAATTTGCTGGAACACCTTTGTAGGTATAAAAAATGAAAAGATACGATACGACCCAAAGCTTTATTAACTCAGCCGTAAATTCAGGCGGATATACTGCTAACGATATTGTCGAAACTCAAGGCTACTATGTGAGAGGTGGCGTTGGCGGCACAAAATTAATGGCAACTGGCAACGTTATCGCAGCAAGTCAAGACTTTCTAGCCTTGAACGATATCAAGTGCTCTGACGCTTCTGGCAATGAGTTTCAGCTTGTCGTAGAAGAGGCTGGGATAATTGATTTAAACACTATCGGCGGCGTTTCGGCGGCTTACATTAACATTGCGGTAGCTGCTGGGCTTACTTATTCGCAAGGTTTGACAAGTAATCCAAATGTTTCAGATAGATACATCAACGCCACGCGGTCGGCAATGGTTAATAGGGTCAGCCCCCAGATAGGTGAGGTATATATTGTATCTGATAGAGCTGACGGAATATTTGACACCGTTGCGGTTGGAACCACTCCTAATGTCGATTTACCTAATACGTACAATATTATCGTATCTACAGCAGATGCAGCTATTTGTTTTGTTTTGAGAATTAGTGATACGCTCTTATCTTCTCAAATGGGCGCTACTGGTGATGGCGTAACAAACGATACAAATGCGTTGAAAGCTTTCTTTGATTACTGTATAGACAACACACAAAAAGGGTTCATTGATGCAGGAACCTACCTAATAACACTAGGCGTCTTAGATTTTGATAACGCTCAAGCGTCCGTACAATTTCCAATAATAGAAACTGCGGGATATAACAATGTAACATTTATTAATGCGGCAGATATAGATTCGCCATTTCTTAAGTTCACAAATGGAACGGCGCTTACAGCGACAAGCTTTTTTTACTTTGGTGGTCATCTAGGCGGTATTACATTTAGTCGAACAACAGGGTCGGCAACTAATACAGCTCAACACGGCTTAGTACTAAGAGGGTTTCAAAATACAGATTTTGGATATATGAAAGCGGATACTATAGGCGGTGATTGTGTTTATATTGACAGATTGCTCTTTGGTGGAACAAATCCAGATCCTTATCATGTGTTTAATTGTGACTTCGCAGGAATAGAGGCCAATAACAATGGCGGTTATTTATTTAATAATGATAATTATGTTGGGTTTAATTTATGTCGAGTGATTAGAATGCGCGGCGTAGGATGCGTTTCTGGTGGTATTCGAGGGCTTGGGGCCGCTAATACATTTAAGAATGTATCAATGGGAAGTTGTTTAGGTTGGAATATTGATGGGTTTAGAGATTTAGGGGCGAACATAAGGACGGTTATTGAATCGTTAGAGATTGATAATCCTGAAAATGGAATAAGAGCGCAGGCTGTTCAATACTTAAGCATTAAAAAATGTCGCATTGTACACCGTTATAACTCTGGACATACAGAGAATGTATATTGGCCTAAGATTGCGGTAGATATAGCCTCTGGCGCTTCTGAAAATGTAGCAAATTGTGATTTTGAAATAAATCATAGAATAGACGCAGGAGGTGCAAAGACTGATGTAGGCGTAATAACAGAGTTTAACTCTAGCGGAAATATCGCAGACGTAGAGCTGAATTTATCTATTACTGATAATGCCGGTTTTGGCTTCGTTGATTCCGACTTATATCAAAATATATCAGCATCAGCCACAGGCATTTTAATTAAAAACTCACAGAGGCAAGCGTTCTCTAATGAATTATTAACAGGCTGCATAGTTAGCTCATCAAGCTCTAACGATATTCCAAACTCTGGCTTCTTTACTTTTGCGGCTAGAGTGCCATTCCCTACTGAGGTTTACGACAGAGGCAGCTACTACACAAATTTATCGGGTTCAATATCAGCCTTTGCTGACGGTGGTGGTGGTCAGGTTGTTGTGACTGATGTTGCTCATGGTTTAGCAGAGAGTGACATAGTCACAATTATTGGAACGACTAGCTATAATGGATCTTTTGTTGCGACAAGCGTCACAGATGACACGTTTGAAATTACTGACACATGGGTTGCTAATGATGCAGCAGGGACATGGACTTGTGATAACTTTACAGTACCTCACAATGGACTGTACAACTTTAAGGCCACCATAACGTTCGACCCTGGAGTGGCCACACTATTAAGAATTGGCCCTGGATTTGGCAGAGCTACAGCTATTAATACGCCATTCTATAAAACTAATACAACAGTAACAGGCAATCAATCATTTAGTGTAGATACGGATTTAGACTTACAAGCTGGCGATAAAGTATTTTTAATGGCCGCTACAAATGGCGCGTCACCCATAGCGATGTTCAGTACTGGTGTTGCTAATCAGTGGTCAATTAGGGCTATTCAGTAACTACGTGATAACACTAATTATCTAAACCTATAGAAACACCACAACCATAGTTAAATTGTATTGTTATACTGCTTGCGTTTAATTATATATTATATTATATTAATAGCGCATCAATAATAAAGGCGGAAAAATGGAAAAGAAGTTAGGAAGGCCAAAGGTAGAAGATCGAGAGTTAAAGACTTTGCAATTCTCAGCATTAATTAAGCCGAGCGTAGGTAGCGTTATTGACTCTATGGTTGGTTCTAGGGCAGATGTTTTAGAAAGATTAGTGAGTGAGCATTTAAAACGCCTAGGCTGTGATTCGGAGAGGGTAGAGTGATGGAGAGTTTTGTAATTTTTATGCATGGATGGCTTAAAGTCTTTTGTCCAGCGGCAACCGTTTTCTTGTTGTTGCTTATATTCTTTGAGCTTTCAAAAAATAGCTTTCAATTTATCTGTTTTAGTGATGCATATTAATGGATGATGTATGAAAGTCGATCTCAACAAAGAAATTGAAGAAGCCAATGAGAAGATCAAGCCAGTCGAAGTTACTCTTATTGTGGGAACGATTATCCTAACAGTGTTTTTAATTTGCGGAGAATTAATAATATGAAAACAACATTAAATGAAATAAAAAACCATAATCCTTGTGCTAGCGGGTGGAGCAAATTACTAAAA